ACAAAACGATTTGGATGCAGTAAACAACCAGATTGAAACCTTTGCTGAAGAGCTAAGGAAAATAGATGCGGCAAGGGAAAATATAGTAACGCAGATTACAAATTTAAACGGGGTGTCGATGTACTTAAGGGGGAAGCTGGCTACTGAAGATGAAGTAGTTGAAGAAGAGTCTTCTGAAGATGATTTAGAAAGAACTTCAGAGTACCCAGAAGAAACATCATAAACCCCCAAATGGGGAGATAAATGGCTACAACCGATTTTAGTTTTACAAGCGTATTAACTTATAACGGTTCTAATTACGGAGATATGACCTTAGAGGCACAAAAGCCCGGAGGAACTTCGTTTGGGGCCTTTGTAGGAACAAGCCATTTTTTATATTTAGGGCATGATACTAAATTTGATATGGCTATTTTTGATATTGATACCGCAGGAAGTCTTGGGACTTTAAAGTATGAATATTACAACGGTAGTGCATGGACTGAATTTAACCCAGCCTCAGCACTTTATGCCCAAGACCCAGACGACGACCAAGATGCTCAATATGCATTTGACGCAGACGGAGCAGAAACATTTCCTTTAAATAGATTGGATAATTGGGCTACCGTAGCGATAGACAGCAAAACTAAATATTGGGTACGCATCTCTAGTCCCACTAGTGTTAGTACTGCCCCAACCTTTAAACGTATTCAGATGCGTCCGTTAGCTGCATATTGCTCAACCAAAGATGTATTTGATTTAATGCAGCTTAGTGCGGTATTAGGGGGAACTGATTTTACTACAAGTACTGTACCTACTAAAGACTTAGTAGAAAAATTTATTGACGAATCTCAATCTTACATAGATTATATGACTCGTAAATCATGGAGACCTAATATTGTATACGATGAATACCATGAATTTAATTTAAGTGGGTTTAAATTAGATAGACCAGACCCTTCAAAAATTATACACGTAAAAATATGGAATGGGTCTTCATGGGATATTAAAACTCAAGGCAGAAAAGGAGATTTCTTTTTAGTCCATGATACTGGAATGATACATTTTTCAAGGTATTTTTTACTGCCAGCACGATTTCAATCTTATAATGCCCCAGTCTGGAGATGGGGAGGCGGCGAATTTACCATGCCTATTAAAGTTACTTATTTAAATGGGAGAGATTTTAATACGGATGTAAGAGAAAATGGCATTGTCCACGATGCCTGTAAAAAATTAGCTGCTATAAACGTATCACGTAATGCAGACTTCGGTGGATTAATTGTAAGTGGTATGGATAGAGTTCCTACCCCACAGCGTTTAGAAAGCTGGAAAGCGGAAATCGACGAACAATTAGAAAGCCTAAGAGCTTTTGAAATATTTTAAGAGGTAAATAATGCCAGAACCAGTAGCAGTTACCGACATATTAAGTGAACTTGATGGGCAATGGAATGCCTCTAATGTAACAAAGCCTGAAATTGTAGAAATGAATGGGGCTGCAGGAGTTACACGTATAGACCTTAATAGAGGAGATTACGTAGTAGGGCAGCCCGGTAGTCCTACAATGGAAGAAATTCCTATAGGTAACTGGAAATATGTAAACAGAACTTATGGTGTTAGCCTTATGGTATATACCAAAACCAGCAGGCAACGTCTATATGATTTAATGCGGGAGGTTAGGAAAATATGTCATGTCCGTAGGCATAGCATGACTAACTTTCAACGATTACAATTTTTAAACTTCAATGAAGAGGTTACGGAACAAGTAAATGTATGGTCTGGAATAGTTTCATTACAAGCAGTTAATGAGAATGTTTTAGCAGAAACTACGTAAATATGAGTATAATAATAAGAAGAACTTTGTTCTTTCCTAATTAGGAGGAAATATGGCAATATATAGGTCGGACCAAGCCCAACTTACATTTGGCCCTGAAGCTGCGGCCGGAGGTTACGCCGAATTAGCGTATGGCAATACTTTAGCTAGTGGTTCTAACGGCAGTTCGCCCTATGAACATGGGCTTTTAGACCATGCAAGCGGATTACCTGCTGGGTCTATTCAAATAAAAGTTGATGATATTGAAAGCGGTTTTACTTTTGCCGCTGAAGACATTATTCAAATAAATAGGTTAAACCACGCTACTCAAGCATCTGAAATTAGGATGGTTGTTTTTGCAACGGCTAATGTTGCCAACGTACAAACTTTAACATTAGACGCTCCAACGGGTTTTTACCACGCTAATAATGAAACAGTTAATAAAGTTTTAGCTGCAGCAGACCAAAGCACTGGTGTTTTTATTAATACTATTCCGGGTGTTTACGATACTGTTGATTTACCCGACCCCGAAATGAGTATTGAACCTCACTACTTTTTAGGGACAGCTGCTAAACGTAATTTTAATAGAGTTGTAAGCGGGCAACAAACCTTTAGTGGTAGTATCGGAGGATTTGTTTTACTTAATGGGAAAGCTTTAAGATTTCCTATAGGTAGGGTTGTTTCTGATGTTTCTTCCGTAGCGGCTAGAACCTACTTATCAGCTAGTACAAAAAAAGGTGATGTTAATATTACAGTTAATTCAGCTACCAACTTAGCGGCCGGAGATATTATTGGAATTGATGTTCCAACTGCGGTATCTTCTGGAACGGTTAGTTCCACTAGCGTAGGAGAATTAAGAAAAATTGTTACTGTAGCTAGTACTAATTTGCAATTAGACTATCCTTTACAATATGACCATACTGCTGCTGGGTCGGGAACTACACAAATTACTGAAGCGGGTTCTTCTGTCTATACACATACTATTTTAGAAACCGTGGATTTAGATTCTATTAGTTGGCATGCTCATATGCGAGCTTCAAATGAAACTGCTACACATGATTTTGACAGACGCTATTTTGGGGGGAAAGTAGGAAGCGCTTCCATATCTGCTGAAGAAGGTGGAATGTTATCAATGTCATGGGATGGGGTTAACTTCTTAGGAATGATTCATAATCAAGCTCAAAACGCTAGTAATGTTGAAACCCCGTTTTATTCTGTTATGCAGCCTATTATCAGCACCGATGTGGTTCAGCCTACTACAGAACCTTATTATTTTTCTCAAGGGGTTGTAACTTTATTTGGTACGGAAGTAGCTAGGTTACGAAGTTTTAATATTTCAGTAAATAATAATGTAGAGCCTAGATACTACATTCAACAACGAATGGGTAGACATCGAGGACCTACAGAAATTAGAGAGCAAAGAAGAGAATATACTATGTCGGCAACAATGGCTGTTGCAGACTCAGCGACAAGTACCGGAGCTGCTAATTCTCTATTTAAAGAGTTACTTTTTGAAGGGGATTATGGAAGCGGAAAAACTGGTTTTTCAATTACTTTAGTATTTACACGAGGAACTAACGATACTATTACAATTACTATTCCAGATGACGGTACAGCGGGAACTGGTGGACATAATCAAGGAGCCTTTATTAGAAGCGCTGGGCATAACATCACTTCAGATAATCCAGTACAAGCGGATGTAGATATTTTGTTTAGAAATATGTTAATTGAAGTTGTAGATGGGGAATATTATTATCCATAAACAAAATTTATTTAGAGGAGAAAAGAATGACTACTACAGATAATCCAAATCAAGGGACAGCTTTTGATGTTAGTAAGTATCAAGTAACTAAAGAACCTGAAAGTATGACTGTTGTAATTGAGGAAACCGGAGAAAGTTTTGAAGTTAAACTCCGACAAATTTCTTGGGCAAAAAGAAATCAATTAATTTCTCAATTTATGTCATGGGATGGTGATGGTAATACATCCTTTAATGCAGATGGATATGTTCGAGCCTGCCTTAAAGAAATGTTAGTTGAAACTCCGTGGGGAAAAACTACTGAAACTTTTTTAATTTCTATAGATGCTAGATTAGGTACAGCGCTAGAAAAACTAGTGCCTAATGCTTTTGGCATAGAGGAGGTTGACCCTTCGGCTGTAAAAAAAGGGTCCTAACCTTTCTCAGAGGTATAGGTAACATTCCTATAGAGGAGGGAATTTTATATAATTATTGGCTTACGGTAAGCACATTATTAGACATTGGGTATTCTTATGAAAGTATTCAAACTCTTAGTGAGCAGGAAATTATGTTAGCCATCGGCGTACACTTAGCGTTAAAAGAAAGGGAATCTGAAGAATCTGACAGACAAACAAGAATAGCACAATTTAATTCTACACAAAGGTAGGCATACTAATGGCAGATGGAAGACCATTAATAGCAAAAATACAGGTTGAACATTCAGGAGGTTCCGGCGCAATGGCCGGAGGTAATAGAAACGTGGCTTCTTCTGGAGCTTCGGGCGGAAGTATCCGTGAAAAACAAGTAGCTAGAGATAATAAAACCCAAACCGAAACTTTAAAAGATATTGCAAAAACTAGTAAGTTTAGTTTATTACGTACTTTGGGTATTAGCGCTACTGCAGCCTCTATTTTAAAACAATCTCAAATTTGGACTGGGACATTAGGAGCATTCTTTCAAATTTTTGGTGCTTTGATTGACTTACTTTTAGCTCCCCTTATTCCAGTCTTAATTCCTTTTCTTCAAAAATTTGCAAAAGCTGTTCCTAAAATAGCTGAACGTATTGGAATAATAACTACGTCTATTGTTAATGCTGCAAAATGGATAAAACTACAATATGATAGATGGACTCCAGAGTGGCTAAAAAATCTTTTAAATAGTATGATTTGGGGCCCTCTTAAACTAATGTTAGGCACATATGTAGTAGCTCGCCTTTTAGTAGGGCAAGCTTTAACGCATGGGCTTATTAAAACTGCTTTAGGAACCGTAGGCATAGGGGCAGGGGCTGGTATAGCTGGTACAGCTGCTACCGCTGCTACTACCGCTGCTGGCACAACTTTAGCTACTCAAGCAGCTAGAGGAGGGTGGATGTCACGAATGGGGTCAAGACTTGCAGGTTTAGGTAGAAACATTATGAGAGGGGGTATATATGCGTTGCTTGGGATTCCTCTCATGCAGAGCATAATGGAAGACGGATTTGGAACTAAATATACATTTGGAATAGGTGACGACCCCCATAGATTTCAATTTGGCAACAGACCACATACCGGAATATTTTCTGGATTGAATGAAGGAAGGTCATTTGGTTTAGCAAATGAAGGAATAACCATTAATATCATAGATAGAAATGGAAATATTAATAGTAGCCATAATACCCCTAGAGAAGAACGTGGATTCTTTGGTAATGCATTAGATTTCTTTTTATCAACAGGGGAATAGGAGGACAGGTTTAAATGGTTTTAGCAGTTTTATTACGAAATGGGAAACATGCTAGTGCTACATCGTCAGAAACGGCGACTATTTTCTATGCATTAAAATGCGATACTTTTGCTATTCAATTACAAAAATCTCCTATAACCATCCCCATCCCTCAAGGGTCTCCTGAACTTATTGACTTAGGGATTGTAAGACCTAGCATTACTATTAGCGGAATTGTAGATACCGTAGGGCAAACAGACCACGATATAAGTGCCCACGAAAATATGGAAACTGTAAGCGTTACTCGTAAATACTGGGAAAGTGCAAGTAGTTATGCAGACAGTACAAAAATTTATTATGTCCCATATAAAAATAAATTAGAAAATGCAGTTTATGATTGGTTAGGGTCAGATGACCAAGCTTTAGAAATAGAAATTGGAGATGCTAATGTTCCCGCATACCAAGTAGCTGCCGAACCTAATAGCAACAATTCAGTTGCTTATAGCGGGGGTACTACTGAAACGGGAGGAGGAGTATATGTTGTAGCTATTCAATCTTGTAGATTTCAAGTAGACCCAGCTACAGAAGATAGATTTCAATTTCAAATGCAATTTGTTTGTAAAACTAGAAAAGATTTCTTATTTACATAAATAATGAGAGGTAAATAAATGGCAGCTCCTAATGTAAGTTTTTTCTATTATGATAAAGCAAATACTCAATGGAAAGAAGCTAGAACTCATAGCGGAAATAATGCTGTTAAGTTATGCTATATAACAAAAGCAATTAACAATCCTAGTACAGCTGAAGTTACCTTAGCTAATCCATCTAAAGATAGTGGAGAAACTGATACTGCTAAAAGCACCGGAGCTTTAACTGATGTTTTTTCTTCGTACACGCCCGTTTTTATTCGGGATAATGAGACAGGTTTAATTTTATTTCGGGGCAGAGTTCAAAAAAATCAAGAGGGTTTTAGTTACGAAGAAGGTAAAGATATTCTTGTAGTTTGTAAAGACGCTTTACAAGAATTAGTTGAAGTAGCAGCAGGTGCTATGCCGAGTAGCTTAAAACAACTTACATTAACTCCAGCTGGTAGTGTAGAAATTAGCGATACTACACTGGGCGTAGCAGTCTCTTCTAATAGTGCTACAAGTATTGTAATTGTGAATCCTAAAGATTTTTTTGAAGGGCAGTATATTCAATTGACTGGGGCTCAAAGTACTGAGGTTATGCAAATTACCAGCTTGTTTAATGCAGATGGTAGCATGACAAGTACAACCGGAGGATATACCGTAGGAGTAGAAAGAGCTAAAAAAAATCCTATTACAGGGTCTGCTACTACCGCAAACTCTTCAATTTCTCAAGGAGCTTCTGTATATGTTTATCCTACGAAATATCGAGGGGAAATAATTAGACAAATTATTAGTGACACTAGTGTAAATATACATTTACCTAATACTAAATTTGATGGAAGTACAGCTGGAAGTGATAATGGTGCAATGGTTCGTAGTGAGAATTCACATTATGAACTTTTACAAACGGACACCGTTCAAACTTATAAAGAAGTATTAGACCCAAATAATAATAACATTGCTACTGTCGATATTTCTAGTTTAGGGGAAAATGCTCTTCAATCTATTAATTCTCTTGCAGCTTTAGACGGTCACGATAGTAATGAATCTAATAGTCACGTAGGGTGGGATTTTTATGTAGACCCTAATATTACAGAAATGATTAATCATGGTACGGCCAGTAGTACTTATGACCCCTTTAAAGCTGACGGTACTCAATATTCTGCATTTAATTATTTTAAAAGAGGGACTCGACCATCACTATCCAGCTTTACTAGTGCTACCACTACTAGTTATGGGTTAACTATTGAATATCCTTCAAATAACTTTGTATCAATTGGAGACGCTTATAAATCTACCTTTATTCGTTCAGCATCTCCCCAATCAAGTTTTGAAGATGAGGATAGTAAATTAGTAACTTCTTTATATGCTACATGGCATGATACAGGGTCGAATATTTTTCTAGATGAAAATTTCCATCTTGTAGAACAGAGTAATTTGAAAGGCGAAGCTACATACGAACTTCTTACGTGTAAATTAGGTAAAACTAGTAGTAATGTACATTTTGTTTATGATGATATGCTCGCTCCAAATTATGGTAAAACAGTGTGGTTAGGGGCTAGAGGTGCAATTAAACCAGTTAATCCAAATGTAGTTTTACAAAAAAATGGGAGTTATTATGGGTTAAATTTTAATAATTCTAAAATAGTTAGTTTAAGTTCTCAGTTGCTTTATAAATATGGGCAAAATAATCCATGTGCGGCTATTATTTATGCTACCGGAGACGGAGGGACAGCCCATGATGATAAAATTGTAGTTACTCATATTTATGATTCTGCTACTGAGGTAGTTGATAAAGGTATGGAACCCGATGCATCTGGAGAGCCTCAGTCTGTTACATTTGAAGCATTTCCCACCGGGACATCTGCCGTTAGATTATTTAACGCTCAGGCGGGAAGTTATGGAAATACAGATACTCCTAGCAATGTAGCTTATGTAGATGTTATTCCAGACACTGGAAGACCTATACTTAAACATAAAATTAATAAAAGTGCTTATGAAAAATTTAATCAATCATCTATAGGAGATATTAGGACAGCTATTTTTAAAAAATTAGATGAGGGTTCAGTAGGTAGAGTTACTACAGCAAAAATGTCTACGGCTAGATATCCCTATACTAAAGTTATAGCTGACCCAGACAAATATAATTATACAATTGGTTCTGCAACTACCATAGTATTTAGTGCGAATGCTGCTGGAACTAAAGCCTTTTTAAAAGCCGATGCCGGGCATGGGGCAGCAGTAAGTTACACTAATGATATTAGAGAATTTGGTTTAAAGCCCGGAATGCCTATTGTTGAATTAGACGAAAAAGGCTTAGTTGCTAGATATGCTTATGTAAAATCTTGCGCTGTTGCAAATGCTGGACAATCAACAGAAACTATTACTATTACTATAAGTGCTACTTCCGATGGTGTGGCTTTGTTTAATAGCGGTACTACTTTATCAGCGGATATAGATACTACAAGCAATACAAATATTACCGTAGCTGACGGCAGTAAATTTGATGTGGGGATGTATATTAAAATTGACGCTGAAGCAATGCTTATTACAGCTATTTCAGGAAATACATTATCTGTTACAAGAGCACAATTTGGAACTAGTGCTGATGGAAGTGGGCACGATTCTGGAGACGCTGTATATAGATATCGCAGAGTAGCATTTATTATTCCTACAGAACCCGGACATGAAGTTCGAGTAAAAAGTAAACATGTAAATGCGAATTACGATGCTATTGTTAAAAATGTTGATTTTGAATATACGGGCGCAGGGGTTAGAGGTTACCTAGAAAGTGTAGGTATTAATATTAAAACTACTTCTGCTAATAGTGTAGGAGTACCTACTATTGAACCTACTTTAATTAATGCTGTAAATAAACAATCTTTTAATGTTAATTATGCTAATCCCGCATTTAAAGCGGATGAAAATTTAGCAGACGATAGATGGACTTTAAAAACTGGACGTATTGTAGCTTCAAATAATAAAACTATATCTGTAGTAAGTTTATTTAAAACTCAGTTAAATGAAGCTTTAGATGCAAGTGAGACTGGGGTAGATGTAGACGATGGCTCGGTATTTAAAGTAGGACAAACAATTCAAGTAGATTCTGAACAAATGTATATTAGCGGTAAAAGTACTAATACCTTAACAGTTACAAGAGGTTATAACGGAAGCACTGCTGCAACACATACTGATAATGAATACATTTCTGTTAGCACTGTTACCTTAACTAGAACAGGGTCTCGTCCCGTAACAATTCATATTTCCGACGCAGATATAAATGGAGGAATTCATATAGAAGACGGTTCCGTAGATTCGGATTTAGCTTTTAAATCTCATACTCTTTATTACAGAGCTCCTTTTGATGAGGCAGGTAATTCAATACCTAGTGGAAGTTCTAAAATCCAAGCTTACCCCGATAGGAGTGCGTCGGATGATGAGAGTATTTTTGATGACATTAAACGTCCTACAGATATTATAATTGGAAAAGCTAGAGCTATATCCACCACAAGTACGTTTTTAGCAGAGTTTGAATTATATATTAGAACAACTTCTATGGATAATGGGATACTTACCTATGGAGCACAGAATCTTCCTGCTTACGCAATGAAACAAAGTGGGCAGTACTGGTCTACAAACTTTAAAATTGAAGGAGTTGCTTGGAACCAAATTAGATGGGGGTTAAATGGTACAATAGCAAGTAATGCTACTATTTCTTTTGGGGATGATTCTACTCAGACTATATATGCCTCTGATGAAAGCGCAAAATATACTGGGTTATCATACCCTAGTGGTGTGTCTTACTCTAATCCAAACTTTACTCTTCCTGCAGCCACTACTTTGTATGTATATAAAGATGTATCTACAGACAATGTGAATAATGATACGGGAAAAACTCTCTATTTTACTACTACTTATTCGGATGTTTATAAAGATGATAGGGTTTTATTAGCAGTTGTAATTACGGCAGCAGATGCTACAGCAGCGGGGGATGAGGCAACACCGTCAATTTTTCCCTTCGGGGCAGGTGAAGCAACCTTTACTAGTGCTGTAATTAAAGCTGGGACTTTTACTACAGGTATTACAGCGGGAATGACGGGTATAGATATTACTGCTAATGGTCAAATATTTACTCATGAACCCGATGCAACTGCGGCAACCTATGCTAATGGCGTAACAGGTTTTATTTTAGAATATAATAATGGGGACCCTAGATTTAGAATTGGGACTAGTAGTAGCTATTTAAAATTTGATGCGAGTGCTGGAACCCCAACACTAGAAATAAAGGGAGAGTTTACTGTAGCGAATGGAAACATTAGCCTTAAAGATGACGGATTAAAATTAAATAATGGTACAGCTAATCAAATTGTTTTTAATGTCGGTGGTACTGGACAGATGCAACAGTTTTATAACCATAGCACTGGCTATTTAACTTTTAGTAAAACGAATTCAGCTGGTGGGGTATATATAGCTCAAGATGTACTAGCAGGTACTGGTGAGATAACTGGAGCTCTTTCAAAAGGTAGCGGAACTTTTAAAATTGCCCATCCTTTAGATAAAGATAATAAATATTTATATCATGGATTTATTGAAGGACCTAATTATGATTTAATTTATAGAGGTAAAGTAAATCTAGTGGGCGGTACGGCAACTGTTAATATAGACACAGTTTCTAATATGACTGCAGGGACATTTGTAGCTTTAACACAAAACCCCGATTATTATCTGCAAAATAATACTAGTTGGGATGCGGTAAAAGGAAGTATTTCAGGAAATACATTAACCATTACTTGCCAAAATAGTAGTTCAACGGATACAGTTTCTTGGATGGTCGTCGCTGAACGGGCTGATGACCTAATTAAAGAAACAAAGTTATCTGACAGCGATGGGCATTTAATTCCAGAATGGGATAAAGCAGATATAGACTAAGTGGTTAATAATGAGAACTGATAAAAAAATTATCAGACTACGAAAACAGCAACCTTTATTGACGGGCTCGGCTATAGCACGTAAACTTAATATTAGCAGGCAATACGTCTCTAGAATTTTACAACATGCGGGGCTAAATAATACACAACCACATTATAGGAAACAAGTTACTACTTGTTTATTTTGCGGTAAGATAACATTTAGACATCAAAAGTTTTGTCCTAACAGTGATTGTAGAGAACAATATTACTATATAGATGTAACATGTTCTTTCTGTCATTATAACTTTAAGTTACTTAAAAGTACTGTAAAAAAGGGATATGCAAGAGGTAGTAGATATATCTACTGTAGCTCTACTTGTTATTCTAAAGGTAAGAAACAGGGTACTTGATGTGGACATTAATGATGAATTATTGGAGAAGTGGGAACCTAAAGTCCAGAAGTTTCTCCAGACAACTTTCGTTACTGGGATGGATAGGGAAGATATCGCCCAAGAACTTCGTATAGCTATAATAAAAGCTGCTGACCATTACGATGATTCTAAAGGGGTAATCTTCCATACTTATTTACATACTGTAATGGTAAACACATTACGTACCCTTATCTCTAAAGCTCAAAAAACTAAAAATGTTAACATTACATATAGTATTGACGGCATGGATGTTAATGATAATCCCCAAGGTTTTCTTCCTAATGAAATAGCTAATTCCCTTGCAGATGAATCAGCAGTAGAATTTGTTAATAATATAGAATTAATGGATATTATTACCCGTTCTGGGCTAACCCAACAAGAGTTAAATTTTTTAGAGCTTAGGTTAGAAGGCATGACGATGGAATTTATTTCTGAACGCCTAGAAGACTCTGCTTATAAAGTTAGAAATGCTATCCAAAAAAAGATTCAAGCGTTTATTTTAACTAGGGAGAAGTTAAATGAGAAAACGGAGAAAAAATAGAGCTGGGGGATTTTTCCGAAAATTTTTATTGACAAATGAATCGCCTGAGCTTTATGATGTTCTCGCAATAAATAAAAACACTGGCTCGATTCAACAGATTGGTAAAGTATCAAGCGTAGAAGAAGCATTAGAATTAAAGAAAAAGTATTTAGCTATAAATACTCAATATTATATTCTTGAGGATAGTTCCGTCTTAGTCGAGTTACAGTAGGAGAGACTATGGAAAAGTATGAGTTTATAGAATCAGCAATTGTTTTAGGATTAAACTCGTTTGAGACCCTTAAAAAGTTTAAACATGTACAGTCAGACTTTGTTATGCATGGGGATGCGTATAGATTTTTAATAAAATATGTAGATGATTATTCAGACTTCCCAACGGTAGAATTAATGTTAGAGAGTTATCCCACATTAGATATTTCAGCACGGGATATTAAGTTTGATTATGCATTAGATAAATTTAAACAGCAGATTTTAACTCGACAGGTTATTCACGCCTTTCAAGTGAACAAAGATATTATTCATGATGACCCGAAAAAAGCTTATATGAATATTATGTCGTCAATGAATGATATTAATGCTATGACAGATGAGGATATTATTCATTATGATGATAAGTCTTTAGATAGGCTATCGGAATGGAGAGCCCGTAAAGAACGGAGAGAGCTTGAGGGGGGTTTAATGGGTATCCCTACCCCGTTTGACTCGATTAACAGGTCAGGAGTAGGGTGGATGGATGGTGATTTAATCGCTATGTTTGCTAGACCCACAGTAGGGAAGACGTGGATGTGTGCTGAAATGGCAGCTACTGCTATGTTAGCAGGTGTAAAGACTCTCTTTGTATCTACTGAAATGTCTACTCAATCTATTATGATGAGGCTAGACGTTATACTAGCTAGTAAATTAGGGTATGAGCTTTCGCATAGAGCCCTAAGACATGGGGAAGAAATTAACGAAGAGCTTTATTCAGACGTACTTAAACAATTAGACACTAAAAACTTACTTATATGCGACCACATTAGTGGGCAGCCTAGTATAACGATTGAGTCTATTGAAGGTTTAGTACGTAAACATAATCCTAGCTTTATAGTCTTAGATGGAATTTACTTAGTTTCTACTGGAATTGGTAGAAGTGCTATGTGGGAACAATCTCATGAACTATTCTATGCAATGAAGAACTTATGCAAGGCACAAAATGTAGCTATGTGTGTAAGTACTCAGGCTAATAGAGATGCCGCTAATATGTTTGAGCCTCCCAGTGCCTCTCAGGTGGCGTTTGGAGATGCTTTAATTAGAGCCGCAGACGTGGCTTTGTCAATGTGTAGAGTACAAGATGGGGACGGGGACGTGAATGAGCGTCTACGAAGGGTTCAAGTCCAAAAGATTAGAGATAGTGAAACCTATATAGATAATATGTATATGACATGGAATGTAGATAAAGGTGAAATAAAGGAGATGATAGGATATGAACCATACGCAGAATACTAATGTCGATTGGGCTCATTTATTATTATCCGCTGATTTAGACATACCAATAGGTAAATCAGAGTTTAGCATTGTATGCCCATTCCATGATGATTCTGTAGCGTCATGTTCAATTAATGTGGATAAAGGTGTATGGATATGTTTTGCAGGGTGCGGCCAAGGTTCCCTAGCAAAATTTCTCCAAAGGCTTTTAAACATCAGCGACTCTGAAGTAAACGAACTAGTTTATAAAAATGAGTATTCTTTAAACCTCGATTTTTTTGAAGATGTGGAACCCACCGAAGAATTTATGCCTGAAGTGGAACTACCTTCTGAAGTTATTGCTGGAACATATCCCGCATGGGTATACCAGAGAGACTTTAAAAAGGTTACATTAGAGTCGTGGGGATGTAGAACAAATAATCATGGAGATTTAATTATTCCTATTCATGATATAGATAGCAAGTTAGTAGGATGGGTTTCTCGCAGACCTTTTCTAGTACCTAAGTATTTGTATAGTAAAGGTTTAAAAAAATCTAAGGTGATATTTGGTGGGAATAGAGTGGAGTCTTGTAGATTTGTATGTGTAACAGAAGGTACTTTAGACGCTATGTGGCTAACTCAAAATGGTTATCCGGCAGTGGCTATTCTAGGAATGGATATGTCAAAAGCCCAACAAAAGCTATTAACTTCATTACCTACACAGGAGATAGTTCTTTGTTTAGATAATGATGAAGCCGGAACTATAGGCTTTAATAAAGCTTTTTCCGCATTAACACAATCTATAATTACAACTTTTATTAAAATTCCTAACGAATATAAAGACGTTCAGGACATTAGAGAGAAAAAAATACTTGACAGAATAATTGCCGATAGATATTATTGGTAAACTATAAAATTAAAAGGAGAAAAGAAATGGCAGGATTAGAAGAATTATTACAGGAAAGTAGCCCAGTACGTAACATAAGAGTTGCGCAACCAAATAAAGAGTTATATCTCAGACAAGACGGGGACGATGCATTTGTTACGTTTTTAACGGATGCGGATGAAGAATCTGATGGTGATACATGGTTATCAGGATTAGAAATATATTCTTTTCAAAATGGGCAGAAGCCCAATGGAGACCCAAGATGGGCATTTTTATTAAATGACCCAGATGTAGATTTAAGCACTATGCCAGACGATGCTCGATTAAAGAAACAAGTAGCATTCTGGGTATATGTACATTATGTGTATCATCCTACAAGACCTAATATTCCAAATATTGGAGATGATTGGGAAGAGGTACAGGATAATCGTGGGAAACACTTTAAAGAAACCGTAAATGATTATCGTATTTTTTCTGTAGGGTATGGTCAAAAGAAAGTTAACCTCGAAGCTCTGAGTAATATTAAAGATGAGTGGGGTGGGAAACTATCAAAAGGTGTTGTAAGAATAAAACGTAATGGACTATTCTTAGACACTACTTACACCTTTACCCCAACGGTTAGAGATGAAGAAGCACCAGCACCAGAAGAAGCCCTACAACCTTTATCAGAGTACTATAAAGAAAATTATAGTAAACTCTGGAGCCCTGCTTCACAAGAAGCCTCTACTACAGGGGAATCTGTAGAATTTGCTATAGAGGACACTAACGGCCTACCGTTCTAGGAGAGAAGATGATAGTAAATACAGATAGTCTATTTCAACAGGCTATTGAGGATTTATCATCATATTCATCTTGGACAGTAGATGTAGAAACGAATGGCTTAGATGCTTATGGTTACAACCAGCTTTGTGGCATAGGCATAGCCATCGACCGTAAATCGGACTCAACGTATTATTTTCCATTTAGGCATCAGCAATCCGGGAACTTAAATCCTTCATACCTCCCTACCTTGATGGACCTAATGAGTACTCGAACTGAACTACTTGGATATAATCTAAAGTTCGATTTACGGTTCCTAACAAATGATGGGTTAGATATTAGCAACACTAAGTTAATTGATGTAATGCTGCTAGTTAGGTTAACCGCAGATTCTACTGTAAATGAATTAGGTTTAACAAAAACCTTAACTAGATTTTATGGTCCTCAAGCCGCAGAATACGACATAGAAACAAAGAAATACTTACGGTCTAATAAATGGCATAAAGACTTTTCATTAGCTCCGCCAGATGTTTTGGGGGAGTATTGTGAATATGATGCATACTGGACCTTACACCTTTATAAAGATTGCTTAGGTAAAATTGAACAAAGTAATCAGCAAAAAATCTTAGAGTTAGAATATGAATTAACTCGTGTATTATTTGATATGGAAAGTAGGGGAGTAATTATTGATTCACAATATGCTCAACAAACTATTAAGAAAATTGAAGAGCGGAAGATAGAAGTAGAAGCTAAGATATTTGAGCTTAGTGGTAAAGAATTTAATATTCGCAGTACACAAGAGATAGGAACTATATTTAATGATATGGAAATTTACTCTAATGTACTTACTAATACTGGTAGGCAGTCATGGGGAACTGCGGCTTTAGCCCAGATTAACCACCCATTAGCTGGATTTATAAGACAGCATAGAGCCTTAACTAAACTATCTTCTACGTATCTTGAGCCTTACATTGAAAAGCCTGTACTACACACTAACTTTTGTAATTGGGGAACTTTAACCGGGAGGTTATCTTCAAGGGAACCCAACTTACAGAACATTCCTCGAAACCATTTTAATCTTAGAGATAGGAAACTATCCGCTGAGGAGTTAGAAATAGTTCAAGGACGTATAGAAGCTACAGCTAATTTAGAAGAAGGGGTTCATTTAGATAACGATGTGTTAAATACATGGGGCTTTATGGGAGACGAGTCTTACGACGAATCTGATGACCGTCAAGTTTCTATTAGAAGATTGTTTTTACCCAGAGAAGGTTATCAATTAGTAAGCTTTGACTATTCTCAAATGGAAGTTAGGGTCTTTTTAAGTTATTTGCAGAATGATAGTATGCAAAACCTTTTAAATAGGACTGATGTAGACTTTCATGGGGAAGCAGCAAAGATTGCATTTGAGTTAGATGAAGATGACCCACAGTTTAAGTACTATAGGCAAATGGCTAAGGGGATTACTTTTGGAATTATATATGGAATTGGTAATCAACGTCTTGCTCAGCAACTACAGACTACTAAGCAAGAAGCCGGGAAGTATAAGAAGAGGTACTTAGACAGCATTGAAGGCTCTAGAGAGTTTATACGAGGCGTTATGAAGGCTGTAGAGAGCCGAGGATGGATAAAGAACAAGTATGGTAGGGTTTATAAGATACCATCTGGTATGAGCTATAAAGGAGTTAATTACTTAGTTCAAGGTACTAGTGCAGATATATTGAATGAAAGGTTAATTAAAGTAGATGAATTTCTACAAGGTAAGTTAAGTAAACCTTTACTTCAAGTCCACGATGAAATTATTTGTGAAGTACATGAAGATGAGATGGATGAAGTAGTTCCGGAGATTATTAATATAATGCAGACTAATAGTTTAGGAATTCCTTTGTTTGTTGATAAAGAGGTTTGTACCCCATCATGGGCTACTAAGATGGACTATGAAGATTACGTGACATCTTATGCAGATAGTGATACACTTAAAAAAATTACGAAAACGGAGGGCATTATGCCGAAGATTACATCCCACCTCGGAGTCACTATGAATGTTGGCAAAGACGGCTCGAATCAATATGCTAGATTAGACATTACAATTAGTGATATAGATACTGAAATACCTTTAGAACCCCAACTTGAAGATAGTAATAAAGTAATTGATGCAGTATATCAAGCTACTAAAGAAAAACTATCTGCTCAGATTAGAGATTTACGTAATAGAAACTCTGATAAGGACTAAGGTAAATATATGAAAGACAATGCAGAAGAGGTTATACAACAACTTCTTGCTAAAAAAGATTTAAACTTATTTAGAGGAAGTAATGATGCGTTTTCTTATGAGCGTATCCCCTTTGGTATTCCAGCATTAGACTCCCTTACGGGAGGAGGGATACCTAAAAAGCGTATGACTCTTCTGTACGGTCCTACCGATGTAGGAAAATCTTACTTAGCCTCTCAAATAGCTCGAAATGCGCAATTAGCGGGTGGTACTGCTGGTTGGATAGATACAGAGTTGTCGTGGGATGTGAACTGGGTTACAAAATGTGGCTTAGACGCAGAAAAGATTCTGGTCTCTCAACCCCCTAATGGGGAAGATGCATTAGAGATTGTTAGAGAGATGATGAAGGCAGGGGTTGATGTTATTGTTTTAGATAGCATTGCTGGACTTGTGCCTACTACAGTTGCTGAAGAGGAGTTTTCCTACAACCCAATGGCATGGCAGGCGAGATTCATTAACTCAGCCCTACCAAAACTTCTTCCTAACCTAAAACACGGCTCTGCGTTAGTGGCAATCAATCAGGTTCGCTCAAGTTTGGGACCCGTTGCCATAGACAACATGCCCGGTGGATTAGCACAAACTTTCTTTTCGCATTTTCTCCTGCAAGTTAGACGTAGCGGATGGATTGAAGAAAACAAGCAAAGAGTTGGATTTGATATGGAAGTGCGTTTACGCAAGAGTAAGGTGGGTGGTGAGAACTGGAGGTCGGCTGTTGTGCCATTTAGGGTTGATGGTGGGATTGATATATTAGAAAGCTTCATTAGAGAAGCTATAGATATAGGACTTATAACTAGAGCAGGGGCTTGGTATAGTTATAAAGAAGATAAGGTTATGGGATTAAATGGATTGAAACAATTCTTTTTAGATAATCCGGAAAAAATTGATGCCTTAAAGCTTGAAGTTGTATGAATATAAAACCTACAGATTTTACTCATCAAGAGAACATTATTGCAGAATGTTTATCTGACATGGGAATGAGGTTTGAACAACAAAAACAATTTGGTAATTATACAGTTGATTTTTGGATAGCTGATTTAAAGTTTGTAATTGAAGCTGATGGGGTTTATGGACATTTAAAAAAACGAGATATGAAACGGGATATGGATTTAATGGAAATTCCATCTATAGAATATATTTTTCATATTAGGGCTGAAACTAAAACACGAGTTCAGGAGGAATTATGGCGAGCCTTAGCGAGCTGCTAGAAGATAGTGTAGACGGTATACAAGATAAGTGGCTTTTAAAGAGTATAGATACTAGCCTCAAAGAAGCACAGAGACCTGCTAGGCAAGGGGTATTTTATCCTTCTGCTTTAGGAAGTATTTGCGATAGATATCTTTATAATTGTTATAACGGGCTTGTTAAAGAAGAAGAGATAAGTGCTGTAGCAAGACGTATATTCGATTGCGGAGATTATTTAGGATATAGATATGAGAAATACTTTGAAAAAATGGACGTTTTATTAGAAACAGAATCAGTTATTAAAGCAGATGACCCTCCTATTTCTGGAAGATTAGACTTTTTGATTAGTCATCCAGAACATGAAAAACTATTAATTGAATTGAAGTCTATTAATCAAAGAGGCTTTAATGCTTTGAAAGAACCTAAACCTGAACATACGATACAAATTCAAATTTATTTAAATCTTACCGGATACCAACATGGTGTGGTATTATATGAATGTAAGAACGACCAAAAGATTAAAGCGTTTGAAGTTAAAAAAGACCCGGAGTGTTGGAAAGAGATTCATGATAGGTGTAATCGAATTATGAATATGACTTCCCAACCTGAAAAATGTACGGGGTACAGATACTGTGCCTGTAAGAGAGAAGATTAAATATGGCAGCTATGAAATGGTCACCGTTAATAGCCTTAGATAAAGCGAATGATTTTGTAAGAGATTTATCTATTCCTGCAATAGGGAAAGAAGTTACTAAAGAGTATAGCGTCGATTTTACTAATTTGATGAATGCTACTAATCAACAACTAGAAGAGTTTTTAACTATGTTTGGTGGCTATAAAGCGTACTTAGAAAATCAATTAGCAGATGTTACAGCTATTAAAACCGCTTTAGAAGCAGCTTTTAATGAAAGATATTCTACGGCTATTTATAAGTTAGCCGATGAACGGGAAGAAGCAGGTAAAAAGAAACTTACTAGAGAAGAAGTTAGAGGTGCTGCATTTGAAAAATATCCTAATTTAACAGATTTAAGAAAAGAAATTATTGGGCAAGAGGCTATTCATATAAAAGTATCGGGCTTGCTTAATGCCTATAAATCAGCTTATGATGCAGTCTCTAGAGTTGTGACCTTACGCAATATGGGTAGGGACAATACCAAGACATGGGGGTAAAAAGTGGTAGCTAAAACAAATAAATATAGAATTTGGGTTGAGCATAGATTAGTTCATGCCATTGAAGTTATAGCTGATTCAGCTGAAGAAGCTGAGAACAAGGTATATGAACAACAACGTAAAGGTACGTATTGTTCTAAACATAAAAAATCTGAAAAAGTTACATGTCAAAAAATTGTAGAACTTATGGAAACTGAAATTAAAAAAGACAGGTCATGGATAGCTTATGGATAAGCGCTTTAAAACGCTAGACGACCATGAGTTGTTAGATACAGCTAATAAAGCGGAGATTATACTTCGAGGAATGCGTTACGCTATTGTATATCAAGATATTGATACCTTACGAAAATGTGTAACAGACTTGCGAAACTGCGTGTTAGACATGAATGAAATAGTAGAGGAAGAGTTTGGTAAAGAATGAAGGTAATTGGCAGATTTTTGAAGACCTCCCTGAAACTGTATATATGGGGATTGACTGTTCATCTAAGGCAGTCCATGCGGTCTTAGTAGATTCAACTGAAACTGTAATAGGGCAAGCAAAATGGGGAAGTTCTGAAAAAGATTTTAATTTAAGAAGTCTTCAAATTGCTCGTAAATTTGCGGAAGATTTGAGTAAAATAAAGATATGTATAGAAGCTGCTGTTGAAGCGGCTATATTTATTCAAAACCCTAAATCTACAATGGAGATTGCGGGGGTTGTACATGGAGTCAGACTTTTGTGCGACCAGCATAAAATTAACTGTATTCCAGTTGATAATCGTCATTGGAAGAAATATATTTTAGGAAAAGGTAATTTAAATAAACAGGCGATAAAAGAATTTACTATCGACAAATGGGGAGATAGATTTTCTGAACAAGATTGGTGTGATGCGGCCTGTATAGCATTATGGATAAAAAGGAGACATAAAGGTGAGCTTCCAGAACTTGAAGGATAAAGGAGTATAAACTATGTTAGGAAAAGGTGGTCTACAAAAAGTAGGACCTGAGATTAGGCAAGCATTTATAGGACCTGCAAAAAAGAAAATTCGTAAGTATGAAGATACATTTCCAAAAGATTTGCCTACTATAGAGGATGTAAAAGCTAAACATGGAACGGTTGTGTGGTGTAAGTATACAGATTGTAAATACAATCAAGAAATAGATGACTTACAACGAACTAGCAGTTCTATCATGAAGAACAAAACATATAAACCTATAGGTGAGCAAGAGCATATTTGGGTTAATGTGTGTACTAAGGATGAAATTTCAATTAAGTTTCAAGAAGTAGAGCCAAGCAAAAACACAACGGTTAAAGTTCCTTTTTGTTTTTCAGCAGCTAATAAAACAGCGGGGCACATAGACTTTACTAGATTCTTAAATTCTGATGGAAGCCCATTAGGGGGAAACATTGATTCCCAACATGTGTCCGATGACGGATATGGTGGATTAGACCCTAATAGCTTTTATCAATAGGATATTTTATGCCAAAGCGTATACCACAAGAAGTAAAAACTAAAGCTATGGAATTCTTTTTAGAAGGTAAACCTGCTAGAGAAATTGCGGAAAAAGTTAGTGACACGTTTAATGTACAAGTTAAACCTTCTACTATTTATGCGTGGGCGAATCAATATAAGTGGGGAGAGACCAGAGCCGTTTCAAGGGCAGATGCCGTGGAGAGAGTTAAAGAAACAGAGACTCAACGCTATGCTAGACTTCAAGAAGAGCATTTAGATACTTATGAAGGTTTACGTAGGAAAGCATCAGCTGAATTAAATACGCAAATGTTTGATAGAGCATTTGATGCTGCGAAAGCGTTAGATTTAGGAATTAAAGGCGAGAGGGCAGTAATGTCTGGCTTGGTAAGTTTGCAATTTATACAAGATGTTATGGAAGTTCTTATAGATGAGGTAACTGACCCTGAGATTTTAAGTAGGGTTGCATTAAAATTAAAAGCATTGGTAGAAACAGATAATGAGTAATCAACATTCAACTACATTTGGGGACGCTTTAAATCGGTTAGCCGATGGTTTAGAAGCACGTCAAGCTATTAAGGTAGGTAGTTTTTGGGAGTTTCTACGAGACATCTGGAGTTTATCATTTGACCATCCAGAATATTTTAAAGCTTGGCATGTTGGTGTAGTTGCTGAAGATGTGGAGAGATGTCTTGAAGAGGGGTTAAACTACGTTGCTATCCTCCCACGGTTCCATTTTAAGTCTACCTTACTAGGACACGCCTTTAGTGTTTGGAGGCTCTTAAAAGCCAACAGGGACTGTTCTGTGCTATATCTTTCTTACAGCGACCATATGGCTAGATATCATTTAAGTGAAATTAATAAATCTGTAAATCGAAATCCTATTCTAAAAGAATGGATGGTTAATCGAAGCCCTAAAGCAGATTATTCTTTTAGATATTATGTTAATGGAAATCCAGTTGAGATTGCTCATGGAGGTCTTTTTTCATTTAAACGAGGTATGCATGTCAATGGAGCTTTGATTGCAGATGATATACTTCGTGACCCAGATAACCCATTAAATATGGGACAAATACATAAGGTTGAGGACCATTTCTTAACTGAATCAATGTATATCCCACTAAAAGGCGTTCCTTCTATAGTACTTGGGACACCTATGTTACCCGGAGATTTGTTAACTAAACTCCAATCTGATGACCGATTTTTTACTAGAGTTTTGCCCGCACTAGACCCAGAGCCCGGACGTAGGGTATTAATGCCAGAACTTTATACAGAAGAATGGTTATTACAGCAACAGAAGGCTAGACCTAAATCTTTTGCATCAGAGTTTTTGCTAGTTCCACATTTATCTACACAATCTTATTTTGAAGAAGAAGAAATAAGTAAATGTGAGAAGCTTGATTTGGTAAACCATTCAGCATATAAGACATATGATAATAATGGTACTGACCAGCTATTTGCTGGTTTCGATGTTGGAAAGAAAAGACACCCATCTCATTTAGTTATTTTTAGACGTAAAGGTTCTTTGATAGAGCAGGTACATCAATCATGGTTAGATGGTTGGAACTATTCTGACCAAATAGAATATTTAAATCAGGTAGCAGAAAATTTTAATATTCAAAGAGGGTATATAGATAATACTAGAGGAGAG